TCAAGCAGCCCTCGCCAGATTACACGACTGTTTCAATTCTGCTGTGGCCATCCCAATCCCCTCGGCCCGCAACTTGATTTCGATACCGCCGATGTCGACGTCGACGCGGTCGACGAGCAGCTGAACAATGCGCGCTTGCTCGGCGGGAAAGAGTTCATCCCAGAGTGCGTCGAACTGAATCAGCGCCTCACGCACTTGTGCTTCGGTGGCGACAGGCTCGGCCGCCTTTGCCGCAGCCCATGTCTTCACGATCATTTCCGGGGAGCGGAGGATGATCCGAAGCTGGTCGATGACAGCGGCTTCGATTTCCGCCGCAGGTACGCGTCGAATAGGACAGGTCTCGGGCGACAGCTTCAACACGCTGGTCGTCACATAGTAGCGATAGAGCTTGCCGCGCCGTCGTGTGTGGGTCGGCGTCATGGCAAGTCCGTTTGGCGCGAAGATCAGACCCTTCAGCACTGCTGGTGTTTGCCGCCGGCTCTGCCCTGCCCTCTTCCTCGGGCTCTCCTTCAGGATCGAATGAACCTTGTCCCACGTCTCGCGGCTGACGATTGCCTGGTGTTCGCCGGGGTAGTTCTGACCTTTATGAACCGCTTCTCCAACATAAACACGGTTGTTGAGCAGCTTGTAGAGCCATCCCTTGTCGAACGGTTTGCCGTCACGTCGGGTCAGTCCTTCGGCGGTGAGTTGCTGCGCAAGTACGGTTGCCGAGCCGACGGTGATAAACTGCTGGAAGATCGATCTGATGGTCGCAGCTTCGGTTTCCTCGATGATCAGCTTCCTGTTTGCGACGCGATAGCCGAAGGGAACATTGCCGCCCATCCACATGCCTTTGCGGCGGGAGGCTGCGAACTTGTCGCGGATGCGCTCGCCGATCAGTTCCCGCTCGAACTGGGCAAAGGACAGCAGAATGTTGAGCGTCAGCCTGCCCATGGAACTGGTCGTATTGAATGACTGCGTCACCGATACGAAGGTGACGTCTTTCGCCTCGAACACATCGACCAGCTTCGAGAAGTCGGACAGCGATCGCGACAGCCGGTCGATCTTGTAGACGGCCACTACATCGATCAGTCCTGTCTCCACGTCCCTCATCAGCCGCTGCAAGGCCGGCCGCTCCAGCGTTCCACCCGACATGCCGCCGTCGTCGTAGCGATCCGATACGAGCACCCAGCCTTCGGACTTTTGGCTGGCGATATAGGCTTCACAGGCCTCCCGCTGGCTTCGACCTGTCGTTGACAGGATTCACTGATCTCGAAATTCTCTCCCTCACCTCTCTCGGCAATGCCGGCCTCACCGATCCCGACGAGGTTCCGACGGCTCCCGAGCGGGCAGTCAGTTGCCCCGGTGATGTCTGGCTGCTCGGCAGGCATCGGCTCCTCTGCGGCGACAGCACCAACGCGGCTGAGGTTGATCGTGTTTTTGGCGGTATCCGCCCTCATCTGATGGTGACGGACCCGCCCTACGGTGTCGAGTATGATCCAAGTTGGCGCGAAAAGTTGCACGACTCGGAACTCGCGGTCGGTACCGTCCTGAACGATGATAGGGCGGATTGGCGCGAAGCATGGGCATTGTTCCCCGGTGATGTTGCGTACATCTGGCACGGCGCACTTCATGCCTCGACTGTTGCAGCTAGCCTCGACGCTTCCGGTTTCGCCATTCGCTCGCAGGTAATCTGGGACAAAACGCGCCTGGTCATCGGCCGCGGCGACTACCACTGGCAACATGAGCCCTGCTGGTACGCGGTCCGGAAAGGCAAGACCGGCCATTGGGCCGGCGATCGGAAGCAGACGACGGTCTGGGCCATTCCACACCGCAAGTCCGAAAGCGGTCACGGCACGCAAAAGCCCGTCGAGTGCATGAAGCGGCCGATCGAGAACAACTCCTCGCCCGGCCAGGCCGTCTACGAACCCTTCTCCGGCTCCGGCACGACGATCATCGCGGCGGAGATTACGGGACGTGCCTGCCACGCCATCGAACTCAATCCTGCCTACGTCGACGTCTCGGTGAAGCGATGGCAGGCGTTCACTGGCAAACAGGCAACACTCGACGGGGACGGTCGCACGTTCGCCGAGGTTGCCGCTGAGCGCATGGTGGTGCCGGCATGACCACGAAAGCCGCCGTCCTGCAGGCCATCCGCCAGAAATGTCTCGACTGCTCCTGCTATCAGCCCGTCGAAGTGCGGGAATGCCCCGTCCACACATGCGGTTTGTGGACCTTCCGCCTCGGGACGGACCCTAACCCCAGCCCAGGCCGTGGCTTTGCAAAATCGCCTGTGTACACGGAGGGTTTTGGAGAGCGCGAAGGCGGCGAGCACTGATGGCTCGTCCTTCCCACCTCCCCGACGAGGTCAGCCGGCGCCAGGTCGAGGCGCTTGCCGGCTATGGCGTGCCAGAACCGTCGCTTGCTGCCATGATCGGCATCGATCCGAAGACGCTTCGAAAGCACTATCGGTTTGAACTCGATCATGGACACGCCAAAGCAAACGCCAAGGTCGCCGAGAACCTCTATCGAAAGGCGACCGGAGACGGCCGAGAGTCCGTGACGGCGGCGATCTTCTGGCTGAAAACGCGCGCCGCCTGGAAAGAGACGATGGTCAACGAGCACACCGGGCACCAGCCGGTCACCCGGATCAATCGCATCATCCTGACTTCACCAAGCCGCGAGGAACTGGCCAAGATGCCGGGCCTGGCCATCAACCAGTACGACAAATGGCCGCCCGATGAGTGACGCGCAGGCCGTCTCATCACCGGATGCCGTCAAGGTGGAGGCCCTCGCAGGCTACGGCCTGACAGCCGCCGAGATCGCCCTTGTGCTGAACACCGATGCAGACGTCCTGGCAACCACCTTCGACCGCGAACTACGATCGGGTCGCGTCAAGGCCAACGCTCGCGTTGCCGAAAGCCTCTATCGGAAGGCGGTGAGCGAAGGCGGCAAGGAATCGGTCACCGCGGCAATCTTCTGGCTGAAGAGCCGGGCCCATTGGAAAGAGACCAACGTCACGGAAGTCCGCCACGATGTCGCCGACCCGGTCGCAGCTCTCCTCCAGCGTATTGCGGAGAACGGCCGCCGCATCCACGACCTGCCAAAACTCGCATCGTCGAACGGTGAGTTGCTTCAATGAGTGGAGATCCAGAGATCGCGTCCTTCATGCCCGATCCGGCCAAGGTCGAAGCAATGACAGGCTACGGTCTGTCGCCGGAGCAGGTCGCGAAGATCCTCAGGATCGACGTCGGCACTCTCGAGGCGACATGCGGCTATGAGATCGAGACGGGCCATCTGAAGGCGAACGCCCGCGTTGCCGAGAACCTCTATCGCAAAGCGACCAGTGATAGCCGCGAGGCTGTCGCCGCGGCCATCTTTTGGTTGAAGTCGCGGGCGCGGTGGAAAGAGACCGTTGTCCAGGAACACACAAGCGTGCAGCTCCTGCTCAATGCCGACGACAGGAACCTGTGATGGCCGACGATCAAGACGATCCCGGTTATCGCCCGCTGGCATCAAAGGTCGAAGCGATGGCTGGCTACGGTCTGTCCGCAGCCGAGATTGCGCGTGTCGTCGATGTCGATGCCGACGAGCTGAAGGCGAGCTACGAGAAGGAACTGGCCGGCGGCCATATCAAGGCCAATGCCCGCGTTGCCGAGAACCTCTACCGGAAAGCCACTGGCGACGGCCGCGAAGCTGTCACGGCAGCAATCTTCTGGCTGAAGACCCGCGCGCGGTGGAAGGAAACCTCAGTCCACGAACACGGCGGTGCTGACGGCGGCGCCATAACGTTCAAGACGATATACGAAGCGGAACAGTTCACCGAAAAGATCGAGCAGATGGCACAGCGCCATCAGCAGGTCGGAGTCGAGTTGGTATTGGGCAAGCCGCGCAGCAACTAGATTCAAGCCGAGTGCTGCCCTTGCCTGAGCAGGCGCATGAGCCGTTGCTTATACAACACACCAGGTCTTTATCGGCTTCCGAGACTCCCCAACGAAGCGTGAGCCCATAAGCTCCCTGTCGGTGCGGCGGACTGGGCCGGCGCGAGGGAATGGCGGGTCGCGCCGGCTTATTCGGAACCGCTTTCTTAGGACTAGCGCACCGCGTCCGCGAATGGAGCATCAGGCTCGCAAACGTAAAAAAGTGCGGTTCTCGTGGGGACGTCGCCGTAGTTGTGGCCGGTCATTGTCACGTGGGCGGGCTCAACGAATACCTCCCCAGGACCTATCGCAACGGGTTCCCTGTCCTCAAGAGCAAGCGTGAAGGTGCCGTCAATCACATAAACAGTCACCGGGAAGCGATGCGAATGGCGTGGTGTGACGTCGCCGGGAAGTAATGTCGCCAACAGAACGCGAACTTCCTGGTCGGGAAGCATGGGCATCCCTTGCACAAGCTCTCGATGCAGCGGAGTCAGCTTCGCCATTCCGCTGTCCTGCGCGCTACGGGTCTGGCCAACCGCCAGGCCCGCAATCATGGTCTCGACGCTGGTATTCTCGTGCATTTGTTTCCTCCATCCAGTGATTGAAGCCCTACAACCTAGACTTTGGCGGCGGCAGCAGCGAGTTTGCAAAACCCAAGCGCAAAAGTGCATAACCCTCGGATGTTCGACTGGAGCGACCTCCGCCATCTAATTGCAGTGTCGCGGCACGGAAGCACGCTTGCCGCGGCAAAAGCTCTCGGCGTCAATCAATCGACTGTTCATCGGCGGCTGGCGGAGCTTGAAAACCGCATTGGCCTGGCGCTGGTGACACGCCATCCGAGCGGTTATCGGCTTTCAGAGATCGGTCAAACGCTCCTTGATGACATTCTCGCCGTCGAAACCTCGATCGACAAACTAGAGCGCCACATACGGTCATTGAAGGACGACCTTGAGGGTGTGATCAGGCTAACCTGCCCAGAACCCACCGTGTCACGAATTGTCGCCACCGGTCTGTTGGACAGGTTCCATGAGCGCTATCCAAAGCTAAAGGTCGAATTCGTGACCAGCGACCGCTATCTCGACATTGCCAAGGGTGAGGCTGACGTCGCCTTTCGATCTGGCGACCCCTCGGATGAAAGTCTGGTTGGCCGCAAGATTTGTGACTCTGTGTGGGCGATCTACGCTAGCAAAAGCTATCTTCAGCATCACGGCCGGCCGGGCCGCATTGCCGACCTGTCACACCATGCAATAATCGGCTTCGATGGGATCATGCAGAACCATCGAGTTGCCAAATGGCTTCCGGTCGCGGTGCCAAACGCACGGATCGTGAATCGCAATAACAGCATGCTGGGAACATTATCCGCTGTTAAAGCAGGCATAGGCATAGCACCTCTGCCGACAACGTTGGGTGACGCAGAAGAGACTTTGGTGCAGGTCATCGCACCTGTCGAGGAGTTAACTCGCAGCTGGTATCTGCTCTCACATCCGGATATGCGAAGGACGCCGCGCGTTGCTGCCTTCGTCGATCATATTCTGGATGACATTTCCGCACTGAGGGCGGCGCTCATTGGTTAGAAAATAATCCCTCGAAAATACCGGGTTCGAGTTCCCGGTAGCCAGCCATGTCGCAGTGCAACGTCGAAAGTACGCGGCACTTCGCGTTCTTTCGTTGCTTGATCTGGCCAAACGAGCAAACAGCAAACGGTGGTTTGCAGTTTGAACACCTCGGAGAGTTCGGTCATGCAGCGCGCTGTTGCCTACTACCGCGTCTCAACGCAGCGCCAGGGGCGTTCAGGGCTTGGCCTTGAAGCGCAACGATCGGCCGTCGCTCGGTTTGCTGAAGCTGAGAACATTCAGATCGTCGGCGAATTCGCCGAGGTCGAGACCGGCAAAGGTGCTGATGCGCTCGACAGACGCCCACAGTTGGCCTCGGCTTTGGCCGTGGCGCGCAAGGAGCGGTGTCCGGTCCTGGTTGCCAAGCTCGATCGACTGTCGCGCGACGTGGCCTTTATTGCCGGATTGATGGCGCAGCGCGTTCCCTTCATCGTTGCCGAACTCGGTGCGGACGCAGATCCTTTCATGCTTCATCTTTACGCCGCTCTGGCTGAAAAGGAGCGCCGGCAGATATCGGAGAGAACAAAAGCCGCCCTCGCCGCTCGCAAGGAACGCGGCACGAAGCTCGGCAATCCGACGAACGCGGCGGTGGCGGCGGCGGCCGGCCGAGAGGTGTCAATTCTCGGAGCAAATGCGTTTGCCGCCTCTGTCATGCCGACGATCGATGCGATCCGCTCAATCGGCATCAACAGCCTTCGCGGCATTGCTCTCGCCCTGAACAACCGCGGAGTCAGGACAGCGCGCGGCGGGCAGTGGCAAGTCTCGAACGTGCGGAATTTGATCGGCAGAGTGGGCACTCAGGACGCGGTGCGTCTTTGATAGACGGGAAATTGCTTCACAGCCTCATCCGCAAATTACACGTCACATTGCTTTTGTTAATTGCTGGCCCTCGCTCGGCGTGCCAAGGTTCGCTGGGGAGCATGGGATGACTGAAGGTCGCATAGCGTTTCAGAGGGCGGTAACGGTGAAGGTGCGGGGCCAGGAACGATCGATAAAGTTCATGGCTGACGCCGGAAACCTGCTCCTTCAAGATTGGCCAATTGACACCGCGAAAAAACGGCTCGCGATGCACTCGATCCGTAAGGCGCTATCGCGGCAAGCGAGTTTCGGCCTCGCACGAGGTCATTTCGTTGCCGCTGCCGTTAACGCATTCGCGGATGCTTTTCAGCCCCTCACGCCTGCCCCAGGCGCAGCGCGCCCTGATGCTCCAGCCGGCCTGGAAGGCGTCGCCCAACGTCTCGATTGCCATGAGAACGGAATAGGAACAAAAACCTTGACGACGTCAAGGCGATGCCCGAAAGGAAAGCCACGAAAACGACCCAAGAGGTCGTGGTGATGAGCGACGAACAGCGCCGACCGTCAGACGAGGTTATTTCGCCACGTCTGGCGCCGACCGGCATCTACGAACACTGGTGCGAGCATTCCGGTTGCACGAAATGGGGCGGCTGGGGCTTCCCGCGCGGGCGCGAGACGGTGTGGTTCTGCTTCGAGCATCGCGAAGACGGCGAGCCGCGGCCAACCGATTGATGCGGGAACCATGAAGGACGTGGGCGGTGCCTCCAGGCAGGAGAACCAATCATGCGAGAATTTTTGACCGTGACGGCAGTCGTAACCCTTTTGCTGACAGGCGCGTGCAGCGAAGACCCGGTGAAGACCAACTCGACCTCTGTGCGGCTTTGCGGGGATAGAGGCGCGCAGTTCTGGTCAGAGAATGAAGTCACCAATTCCGAACGTGGATGTCTTGACCGTTATCTCAAAGTCAGACTTGCCGTCGCCATTCACGTCGGCCTGGACAAGACAATTGAGACCCTGGTCGATGAAGCGGAGCTGACCAGCTACCTTCGTGAACACCAAAGAGCCCCGCCAGGTGAATGCCTGGTTGCCGGCGAGGTTGGTGCGCGCATCGATTCCCGATAGATCGATGTCATCGAAACTGCGCTGGAAGTCGGCGATAAAGTCTCGCTTGGCGCCGGGAACGCTCTCGGCGATGGAGGCGAACGCGAAGACATCCTTGTTCGGACCACCAAACATCGTGTCGGTGCCTAGCCCACCCCGCAGCGTATCTTCTCCTTCGCCTCCGTCGAGCACATCGCCAACTTTACTTCCGATCAACGAGTCATTACCGGCGCCACCGCCGACTGAGACCGTAGTCGAGCCGGCCGCCCCATGAAAAACGTCAGAGCCCGCTCCAAGGAGGACCACGCCGGTGATCCTGCCGCTGTTGATGATTGAGTCGTTGACGTTACCGACTGTCGCGTCAAAGAAAATGCTGCCGCTTATCAGTCCCTTGTTTGTCAGCGAAACCCGGCCGCTGTTGGAGTCGATCGCCGACGGAGCGCTGATTATTCCACCAGCCTGATTGTCTATCGTCACGGTCAGGTTTGCTGCGGGCGTGAGAAGGAGGCCATCCTCGGTGCCTTTGATGGTGCCCGAATTTGTGATCTTCGTTGCTTGCACAGGCGTCTGATTTTTGATCCCAACGACTCCGGATATGGTTCCACTGTTGTTGATTGTGGCAGCTACGTCCAGGAAGACCCCGCCATCACGCCCGCCGATGATCCGCCCCATGTTGGTGAGGAAGCCGCCGCCATTGCCAAAGTGCACGCCGGCGAGACTGCCTTTGATCACCGCATCAGCCGTATTGGTCACCACACCGTTTGTGCCGCCGAAGTCTACACCATATGCAAACGCGCCCGCGTGACTGGTGAAGATGAAACCATGGTTGATCAGTACCGAGCCGCTCACGTTGGACCTGAATGCGCTGGCACCTTGAGTCGTGACAAAGATATCGGGCGCAACCGCCCATGTTTCGCCGGCCGCTGTAAATGCAACCGGCGCGAACGTATCGACGCTGATCATCCCGCCCAT